TGCAGTGCCGTCTTCTGGAGGAAAATACACGTCTGTGTCTATGCCCCTACAACGTGGATCCTCAAACTCCCAAGGACCACGCATTCAATCAACGAATCCAGATAGTGTCGCACTTTTCTGACTTCGGTAATTCCTTTGGACCAGCACACATAAAGCCTTGCCAAGGTCCCTTCTCTCCAACGCCTGAACGGAAGTTCATCTGTCCGTGACGGCACATCTTTACTTACGGATCAGAAGATGCTGCTACTGGTGTTGCATTGAACTGTGCTTGGATGTTCTGTACTGCTGTTGCAGTAGCGTTGCCACCACCAAGGTCAGCAGATGTTGCCTTGATAAGCGCAGCAACCATACCAAGGTCATTAAGACCTGTCTCTAAATCCTTTACATCTTGTGCAGACTGGGGCGTACGAAACGAACGCTTTGGTATCTGGGGCGGTTTAACCGAACCTGAAAGACGTGATATCCGCAAACAATTAAATATAATACTGAAGGGGGAAAGCGTTGCTTAGTTTAGATAGAGCCTGGGGAACCGTGCTCACTAAAGCAACGCCTCTACCCGATGTATGGAGTGGCTTAGCAGCCAAGCAGATTAAGTTCCGAAGGGGACAAGTCTGTATGGTAGCTGCTGCACCTAACGCTGGTAAGTCTATGTTTGCACTGATCTATGCAATCAAGTCAGGCGTACCAGCACTATTCTTTTCAGCAGATACTGATACGACTACGGTGATGATGCGAAGTGCAGCACACCTATCAGGTCATAATCAGGTTAACGTTGAACAGAACTTATCTAACGATAGCAACTACTACAATCACCACCTTAGTAAGTTGGGTCATATTAAATGGGTCTTTGATTCCAGTCCGTCACTCGATGATATCGAGTTGGAGATCAGAGCGTACGTGGAGTTATACGGAATTGCTCCAGAGTTAATCATCATAGATAACTTGATGAACGTGGCAGCAGAGACTGATAATGAATGGGCAGGCTTACGTGCGATTATGATGGAGCTGCACGATATGGCACGTAAGACAGAAGCCTGTGTATTAGTCCTGCACCACGTCTCTGAGCAGTCAGAGTATGGCTCACCAACTAAGCCACCTGCTCGTCGTGCTATTCACGGCAAGGTAAGCCAGTTACCAGCGTTGATACTAACCCTGGGTTATGATCCAATGAATGCAGAGTTAAACATTGCAGCAGTAAAGAATAGGTTTGGGCCACACACGGCTGATGCTTCTGACTTTACATCGCTAATGGTTAACTACGGAGCTTGTCAGATATCAGATAGAAACGCCTTCGGTGCAATGCTGGGACGGGATGCACGAGCAGGTTATACTGGGGACTACATCGTAGATGAGTATGGAAATGAGATAGAACAATGAGTGAGAAGAAAATTGCTGGACATTGGTGGAGTTATGGTCGTAAGTCAGGGTTTGGTATTGGCTTTGATATATCTAAGTATCATTGGAATATTGATCTTGGCTTTTGGTATTTTGGACAGGAGTTCTAATGGCTGAAGAAAGTTTATCAAATAAGTACCGAGATAAGGTTAACATTGAACTCTTACGTGTAGAAGTTGATGCACTGCGTGAAGACGTTAACGCACTCAAGGTGGATCTAACCAACTTTGTTGGTGCTCTGTTGCAATCTGGTATCGTGGAATTAGTCAAGGATGAAGAAGGAAATGTCATCTATAAAATCAATAAGGCTGTGCTTGTAGATGAGCAACCCGAAGTACAATAAGGCTAAGGGTGCAGCCTTCGAGATAGATGTAATGAAATGGTTTCGTAGTCTGGGTGTGCTAGCTGAGCGCTTGCGCTTAGCAGGCAAGGACGACGAAGGTGATTTAGTATGTGTGGTTGCGGGACAAACATACATACTAGAACTCAAGAACACGGCAACGCTTTCCTTGCCACAGTTCTGGAGAGAAGCAGAAGTTGAGGCGCTTAACTACGCTAAGGCTCGTGGTATTGGAGAAGTGCCACTGCATTATGTTGTAGTTAAGCGTCGCAACGCTGGCATAGAGAAGTCGTGGGTGGTCCAAGACTTAGAACAATGGTTAAAGGAGAAGAACAATGGCAGTACCAGAGGGTGATATCACCACATCAGAAATACTAGAGACAGAATCAGTAGTCGAAGAGGCTATCGAAGAAGAACTCTCAGCAGAAGAAGAGCTAGACCAAGCGTGATTTGTCAGCCTTGTATAGATGCAGGCGAATACAATCGCTTGGATCAGATTAAACTTAGCAAAGCACATCACGAACAATGCGAGGGGTGCGTATGCCAGCACAAGACTGGTCCAGGTTGGGTTCTAAGAAAAGGTTCAAAGGCTCCGTTGATGCGAACTCAATCCCCATAACACCCATCATTGCCTTCTATGGCGGTGAAGTAAGAGAAGGTAATGGGGCATCAGTTCGTTGTGTGCTACACAATGACAGTCATAGGTCTGCTTCCATTAACACCTATGACAATCTGTATTTCTGTTTTACCTGTGGCAAGGGAGGCAACGCCGCAAATATAGTTTGCCTCATAGAGAATCTGGAGTTTAACGATGGCCTCAAACGTGCAGTCGAAATTGCAACTAGAAGCGGCGCAGAAATACGCACAGGAAATAACTCCAGAAACTCTCGTCGCGCTAGAAGAACGTGGGATATCTGAACTTGCAGCAGCTAAGTTCCAACTAGGCACAGTCGTTGATCCTATTAACGGTCACGAGATGCACGCTGGTTGGCTATCCATCCCCTACATCACGGCCCTTGGTGGGTGTGTAGGCTTTAAGTTTCGTAGGTTAGATGATGGCAAGCCTAAGTATGGCAGTCCTACTGGGCAGAAGGCCCATCTATACAACGCTGTAGATGTGACAGTGAGTAGTCCATACATCGTGGTCTGTGAAGGTGAGCTAGATACAGTCATTACTAGCGGTGTCCTTGGTATCCCTGCAGTGGGTGTCCCTGGAGTACAGGCTTGGAAGCCACACTTTGCTAAGTTACTCAACGGCTATGACAGTGTATTCATTGTGGGCGATAACGATGTGAAGGAAGATGGCTCTAACCCAGGAGCAGACTTTAGTAAGCGTGTTCAGCAAGAGGTATTAAACGGAGTAATAGTATCATTACCACCTAATATGGACATTAACGACTACTACTTAGCCTATGGTGCAGATGCAACGAGAGCTTTGCTAGTAGGAGAGCAGAATGGATAAGAGTGAATGGCAACAGATGATACTGACTTTGCATACTATGGGCTTTCACATCTTGCAGATCAACGAAGAAGAGGAGACGCTACTAATATGTCCAACTCGAACCCGTTAGTAGACCACCTTGCAGTAGTTGGATACCGTGCTGCTGGTGTATCAACTGATGACCTTACATCTTTCATTGAATCCTTTGCATCCCTGCGTGCTAGCCGTGTGCGTGGTGTGGGTGCAGACCAGTATGCGATAGCACAAGGGCAGAAGTTCGAGTCCTTTACTACTGGCGATACCATTAAAGAACTGATTGAAGAGCTGGCAGATGCTAGCAACTACATAGACTTCCTTGCTATCAAACTATTAAACATCCAGCACACTATAGATTTGGTGCTACCTGACTGTGACTGAACTACACCCATCCATATATGACATAGCACCATCGGTAGCACAGACCATCCACAATAGGTATAAGTCCTTTGTAGACCTTGATGATGTCAAGCAAGAGTGCATCAAGTGGGCGCTATCGCGTGCTGCATATTTGAATGAGCAGTTGTCAGAGCCTGAGATTAAACAGCGTCAGCACAATGAACAGCGTGTTGGTTGGCAGATGTTTCGAGCTGCTGAAAGGTATGCTCGCAAGGAGAAGTCAATCAGGTCCGGCTATCATATCTCTGATGAGTCTTACTACGAGACTGCTAACTTAGCACAGCTACTGCCCTATGTGATTGCATCGGTGATAGATGGCACAGTCCTTGAGCAGGCACAAGAGATGATCCGTGATGGCAGACCCAAGGGTTCATCCTCACCAGCAGAAGGTGGCAACCTACTTGCTATCCTGATTGATATTAAGAAGGCTTACACAGCACTTGACGTAGAGCACCAGAGCATACTGGTCTGGCGTTACCACCAATCTATGACGCTTGCTCAAGTAGCACAGTTACTAGAGTGTGCTGTATCTACAGCAGATCGCAGGATTACCTTTGCACTACGCGCCCTGCAGGATAAGCTAGGTGGGCAAAGTCCTTGGAGATGAACGAGCTAATCCTCTTTGACTTTCTTAAGTTCAATCTCTACCCAGATTTAGAGCGAGCACCAGGAATCTATGATGCCTTCGACTGCACCAGTGCAAGGCCGGTCACTTCATTGAACTCAAGTGTCGCCAAACCCATTATTCTACGCTACTTATAGAGCAGATGAAGTACCGCAAGCTGATGGAGCAGGCATACCATCGTGAACTACTGCCCTTCTATATCAACAGCACACCACTTGGTATCTACTCCTTTGATCTTACAGATATGGATGAACCGCAGTGGCATACACATCAGATGCCAGCGACTACAGAGTTTGAGAATGTAGATAAGGTTGAGAAGGTGGTTGGCTATCTGCCTATTGAGGAGGCTATCAAGCTATGACATATGACTACGAGTGTCCAGGGTGCGGTGATGTACGCAGTATTGAACGCAAGATGACTGACCCTGAAGAGACATACATCTGCACGCAGTGTGACTGTACCTTCCAGCGTAAGTGGTCCTCTCCTCCTGTCACCTTTAAGGGTAAAGGCTTTTATACTACCGATTACAAGCACTAACCCCCACCGGAAAGAGGTTAACGGTGAGGGCTAGGCGTGCTGGAAAGGAGGGTGCTGGCGTAATGTATCAGCTATCTAGCAATGATGCAAAGACAAACTGACACGGATCGCCACCGTCCTCCCACTCTTGCATAGTTTCTTCTGACATATACTCTGTGCCACCATCGTGCGTTACGCAGAATACAGGGCTGATGTAGCCTCTCTTAATACCGTATCTATACCAGTACTTAAACATCAGTACCACCCTCTACTTCTATGGTGTTGGAGAGCGCTACACGCACTCCCTCCAAAGCGATGGTCAAGGTATCGTAAGCCGTGTAGGATTTGTATTGCAGGCTCTCCACTACGCTCTCCAAGGAGTTGAGCAATTCCATAAGCCGAGCTTCTTGGCTTGCCCTGTGCGTCTCTTGGGCGAGCAAGGTGGTCGAAGCGGGATTCAAAGGACCAAAGGGTGTTGAGGCACGCTCTCTCCCTCTGCGAATATCCGAGAGCCTGACTATATTCTCTTGCGATTCTTCTATTCTCATTCTTCTCCTCCATCGTAGCCTTGGTTCTTGCCGTGATTACCGGCTTCTGTGTAGTGCTGATCGGTGGCAGTGGATCGAATACCCACTGCAGTAGCACCAATACCAATAGCGATACCAATATCGCCTTCGCCCTCTTGCTCATTTGCCTTCTCCTGTTCTAACAATTCCTTGTAGGTTTCGGGGTAGGCAGTAGCCAACCGTGATAGAGCTCGGTCACGAGCCTTGCGATACTTCCTGTAGTAGGCGCGTTGCTTATCCACTCGCCCTCCCACTCCACTTGATAAGCCCATAGCCTACCAGTAGGACACTTCCCATCCATATCCAGTAGGTCATCGGCTCGCTTGCCTCACGATCTCAGTGATATCTAAGGGTTGCCCGACCATCTGAGCATCCTCCTCATCGCTATCCCACCCCGATACTAGGATGCGGGTAGCGGTAGGAGAGCTGGCTATCCAGCGCAGGGCTTCGTCCTCTTTCTCTCCTCCCCATTCAGCGTTACCCGCCTCGTCCACTACCTCGTATAGAAGTATCAGACTTGATCTGCGGGGGTGAAAGGCTATGACATTATTCATTTGGCGTATCCCTTCCCTCTAAGTGTAATGAGCAGTAATTCTTTCCAGCGTAATACCAGAAGAACCCTGCATCTGTATTCTCCCAGTCACAATATCCGCAGTTGTATTTACTCATCGCCTTCCTCCTCCTCTACATTAAAGATACGCATAAGGGCAGAGTTTGCCCTATTCAGGGTCGCCAGCATCTCATCTTGCTCCCTCTTCATAGCCTCTTGCATAGTCTCACTCATCGTAGGCACCCGCACTCTTCTACTGGTATTAGGTGATCTCCACACATAACTTCTGAATAGGTTATCGTCCCGCCACTTATCCCGTTATCTTTCTTGGTGTTATTAAGGGTTACTGTGTAGTAATCCCATCGCACATCTTTATTACTCATTCGCTTACACCCTCTCTTCATAGCAATTATCGCAGACTTGATACATAGCCTTGCCCATATCAGAAGGTTGATCGCCTTCATATTCCTTGGTTGCCTTCTCATCTAAGCACCACGCACACAGTCCTTCTTTATATCCCCATATCTTTTCTAGTGTCATTCGCCTTGTCCTTTGCCTACTAGATTAACCAGCTCTTCCTTAGATAGGCTCTCTGCCCATTCTGGCGCAGTTCCAGTAGCCCATTCAGTATCTATATCCATATCA